CATGCTTGGAAGACCAGCGGTAAGGTTGCCAGGAATATATGAAACAGATTCTGCTGGTGAATCGGTTGCGACAGGAAGACGTGAAGCACATCTTGAGTATGCTAGAGATGTAAGAATTGCTCATGAAATCACAAGGCAGCAAACACGTTTATCAAAGCACAGGGCAGTAGCAAAAGAACGAGCAGCACAACGTCAAGCCCAACAACGTACTAAATTAAGGTAACACTTAAGCGGGGCTTAATATGAGTATTCCAAGTGTATCTTTGGCATATCGGCGGTCTGCACAAATGACTGCGACCAAAGTTACAACAAAACCGCCATCGAAAGAAGTACTACAGGCCCGCGATGACTTTGCAGCCTTCTGCACACATATGGGAAAACCCCCAGCAAAGCACATGCTCGAATGGCATACAGAGCTGTGTTCAGGTGTCGATAGTGAATGTCTAATTGGTATAGGGGGAAAGAACACGTCAATACTCGCCCCTAGAGGCTCAGCTAAATCGACAGTACTGGGGCTATTTGCAGCATGGATGATTGGACGACATACGCAGAACAAGAAAATGCTGCGGATTCTATATATCAGTTATATGGTTGACATTGCACGCGCCAAGTCAGCAACGATCAAAGGGATATTAGCTTCATCAAAATATCGGGAGGTATTTCCGATGGTGCGTCTATCCAAAATCCGTCGAAGTGATGAGTATTGGAGTATTGATCATGAGTTTGCCCAGATCGATACAAGTGGAGAAGAGGCATTCACAATTGCTTGTGGTGGATTGAAGGGAGCAATTACATCAAAGCGGTCTCAGCTGGTTCTTATTGATGACCCTATCAAATCAGCAGCATCAATCAATAACCCGGATATCAGACGTGAAATGGAGACAACATGGACCAACGTGATAGCACCAACTATGTTCCAGGGTGCGCGTGCGATATGCCTTGGTACGAGATTCCACTTTGATGATCTTCATTCGACTTTATTTGTAGCCAAGAATAATTGGAAGCAGGTTGTGCAGCAGGCAATTATCACAAGTGAAGATGGAAGGCAGCGGTCGTATTGGCCAGAATTCTGGTCAATGAAGTATCTCAAGGAACGCAAGGCAGAGGACAGGGTCGCCTTCGCCTATCAGTATATGAATACAGCAGTGCAGTCATCAGAGGTAGGTATATCCCCAGACTTGATCATCAAGGGCGAAGTACCTGACGATTATGACTGCATAGGGGTAGGCATTGATTTAAGTTCAGGGATGACAGAGAAGAATGATTGGACGGTGCTGACGCTAGCAGGAATTAGCAGTGGCAAAATCTACTTAATCGATCAAAGGCGTTGCAGGTCCATGGGAAACATCGAGAAGATGGACACGTTGTGCGAAATGCTGGCCGACTGGAACATCTTAAATGTCAACGATGATGAACAGTATTTCCCAACTATGTGCCCATGCATGATATGGCCAGAAGCTGTGTCATATCAGTCATCATTTGAAGGGGACTTCAAGCGAATTATATTCAACGATCGTGCTCTCTATAATCTCAGTATCTCACCAGTAAAAGGTTTTAGAGGTGATAAGTTGGCCCGCCTACGTGGAGTACTAGGTCTCTATGAGAATAAGAAGGTGATCTGGAATAAGTGGAGGAAGTGGGACGTACTAGAAGAAGAACTTCTAAACTTTGGTCATTCATCACACGATGATACTGTCGATTCAATGGTATTAGCCATGGGAGGATTGTTACGGAGAGGTGCGTTACAATTGGAGTACAACAATAATAGTGTGGAGCTGTAATTAGAAATGTCTGAAGAGAGGTGGAGGGATTTAAGTGATAACGAGAAAAAGATGTTTGGGGGTAGTAAATCTACATTCCAAGCTGCCAAGGAGGCTGCCAGGGCAGGTGGTGGAGATGTAAACCGATCCAAGAGTATTAGAAACTTTATACCTAAAGCATCCCCTGCACCTTCCCCTGCTCCTTCCCATTCACCTGCACCGTCGCCTGCACCTTCCCATTCACCTGCACATCAAGAAGCCAAAGCTCGGGTGCAAACATATCAAGCACCTTCTAATCTTCAAAACTTTGATCTGAAAGCCCACGGTGCGGGTTCTAATAAAGGAACAACCAGGATTAGTGGCGCAGACATTCGCCTGATGGAAGAAAAGATGAAGAAGGATATGGAAAAGGGCATTGCAACTTATACCGCTGATGACATTATTAGGTTTGCAGAGGGTGCTATTGCAGGAGGTGCAAAGTATGGTGGAAATACTACGAATAAACTAAATAAGTTGAAGGCTCAGCGAGACGCGCAGAATCAACAACCTCAGTCAACGCCAGCTCCAACACAACCTAGCTTTACACCTAAACCAGTAGAAGACAATCGCAGTTTTGGTGATATCAACATTGGTAAACCCGGTATAAGCCACACTGACAAAGGTGAGGGTGGTAATGAGAGTATTTCACTGCCAGGAGGAACCAGCATTAACAAGACAACTAATCAAGTGATTCAGGGAGACACTGGAAAGGTCGAGATGAAGAACAGCGAAAATATGGGAACAATTAATACTGGCATTATGAAAGTGGATCAGAGCGTGACAGCTGTACCAGGAGGATCAACAGGTGTAAATGCTCAAGGTTTCTTAGACTCGGAGATGGCCGGAGTAATGAACGCGCCGACCAACAAGGTAGATAACCAAGTTAATCAGAGCATTCAAGGGAACACTGGAGATGTCTCGATGGAGGACAGCCTAAACATGGGTCTAATTAATACGGGTCAATACTCACTCGATCAGAGTTTGACGATCTTTGGTCCAGGTAAAAACACACGAGGACCAGGCTTCTCAAATATGCAATTAGGAGCGTTAGCTAATGCGACATTAGATCTTGAGGCAGCTCGGGAGCGGACTAATTTCCCAGGTGGATTCGGATTAAACAATGCAATGTCAACGCTTGCGGTTGCGAAAAACCAGATGGATCCAACAGAGAAAGCTGCTGGATACAACCGAGCTGTTGATTTCAGCATCTACAATGATTTAGCGAGAGCGGACAATTACACAACCATGGCATTTGGAGATATCTTTAATCCAGATCATCTAACCTTTAATTGGCAAACACCAAAAACACCAAAGAAAGCCGAACCAGACTATGATATAGCCAAGGCAATATTGAATGCGTAAGGTGTATAGCGAATGAATCAACAAGTAAATAGTCAATTTCAGTCAATACTGACAGCCGCAAAAGAAAGACGAGGTGACATGTCTGTTGACAGCATGATCGTCTCATCACATTTGGCACAGATGAGGACATTCATCCTGCGTCGTGGAGTCGAATTCTTCTGTGAGCAGGATTCATACGGAAGCAGGAAACAGTTAATAGCTGACTTGGTCGAAGAAAACATGTTGGAGATGAAGCTTGATAGCATCATCGATTATTTCTTGTGTGACGGTCAGGGTCTATTTTATTTCAGACCTACAGGTGAAAGCTATCAGTTACTATTTTTCCCCAAGGACAATTACCGTGCTTACAGGGATCAAGCCGACCAGCTAGAAAGTGTTGAGCTGTGTTATAGCTTCAATGTCAAAGGTCAATCAATGATTGATCCGATGTCCAATCCCAACGGGAAAGGGGGAAAGAAGAAGTATATACGATTGAAAGTATTCAAGGATCGGATTGAGCAGACGATCTCAAACGAGAAGATTGACTTTGATAATGAAGATCGCCAAATGCTGGCAACGATGCCTGGGTCTACAGAGACAGTTGCCAACAGTCTGGGATTCATTCCTGCTGTAGAAGTGTTCAACCATATGGACTGCACGGGTGAGTCCACAGGAAGCGGTGAGTTTGACTGGCTGGCACACCAGATCCTGTATCACGAGGAACTGGTCAAGAACATCCGCAAGAACATCAAGTTCTTTGGTAACCCCACTCTGGTCTCTAGTCGACCGAAGCATGACTTGATTGAAGCAGGTGATGAGACTCCCTTCCGGCCAACGATCAGTAGCCAAGCTGGATTCACGGCAATGAGCAGGCCAAGCACCCGTGTAAGTGAGCCGTTTGGAGGTGCTTCCCCGCTTGACGGACAGATCAAGGTGCCGCGTGTCATTGCGAACTTGGAACCGACTGATCGTGTGTCGTACATGACACCTGACTCTGTGAGCGGTGATCAAAACTTATACGTTCGTCAGTACAGGTCAGAGATCCGTCTGGCATTGGGCGGCGTGGACGACATCGACATCGGCACTGCCAGCACTGCTTATGAAATCAAGACCTTATATGGGCGTGTAGCAGCAACAGCTGAGAAGAAGGCACGAGCGCTCTTCACGTTTGGTCTGTGCCGTCTCTTCGGAATGATTATCAAACACGAGGAATACTTATTTGAGGAGTCGTTTGCACAGGCAATTGGATTAAAGAAACCAGACATCCCATTACGGGAGGATTTTGAAGGTGACGAGGAGGCATTTACAGTTGCTGCTGAGGATTACCAGAAGAAGTATCAAACATTCCTGAAAAAGAGGAATAATGAATTTCGTGCTAGACTTGAAGCAGGCGATATGCCTCCAGGTATTGTTGGATTGATACCCGATGGAACTACAAAAGTTTCATGGCGATGGACTGGAGAAGTGTTTGAAGAGAGCACTGACGACATCCTGAATAACAGCATTGTTGTAAGGAATCTTCAGGAATTAGGAGTTGATTCTATTGAAGCGCTCCGGTATCTATTCCCAGGGAAAACTGATGAGGAAAGAGCAGCGATGCTCAGCGGTTTCCCCTTCAGGATGGTCCAACAAACCCAACAGTCATTTAATTCATTTGTTGGATTATTAGGTAGTCTATATCAACTACCACATCCCCAGACTCCAGATTTACCGTTGGCGTCTGATCCGAATCTTGACATCACAGGATTCTTATATCGCAGTCTTGAATTTTTACGTAAGGAGTTAAGTTACAGTGGAAAGTACATCCCAAGCAGTGACGAGCGCGGTCCAACCAAGCTCAGTGACGCCGACCGCAAGCGTGCCCGTATCGGCCGCCGCCCAGCCGACGAACGTCCAACCGACTTACCAGGCATCACCCCAGGCAGCCGCCCCTCAGTACCAGGCACCGGCCCAGGTCCAGCCGGGTTCGGCACCGCAGGGCAATCCATGGCAGGAAGCGTTCCAGGCACTCAGCCAGTCCCTGAATACAACCAGCCCGTACCAGGCCCAGGCAGC